ATCGGAAAGGGCGCTAACGAGTCTGAGTGGTGGCGCATGGACGGCTGCATCAATCATTTCCGTCGGACAAGACAAACGTGCTTACCGTCACCGTCTGACCGCTCGTGATCGTTCCGTCAAAGCTGATGTCACCAGAGCCGATCGCACAGCTACCCTGGAAGATGCAGGTCGTGCCGTCCTTGGTGGCCTGAGAGTTGTAGATGCGGAAGTGGCCCGGAGTCGCACCGCTACCCCCAGATGCCGCCGCTGACCATGTACCAGCCTTGGCCTTGTCTCCACCTGACGCGTTTCCCATCCAATCGGCCGGCAGATCGATGGACACCAGTAGCGTTCCCGAGTTGGCCGCAGTACAGTCGGCAGGTTGTGCCCCGGTGTAGACCGACAGGTTACAGCTCGCCCCGCCCGTGCTCTCGATTGCGTCGAGCCGGGCATCCTGGATTGTGCTTCTCAACTGAATCGCCATACAGATTCCTTTCTGGAAGTCTCCTAACTCGGCGCTGTTACAGCACGGATGTTGCCCTGGTTTGGAGCTGGCTTGTAGCTACTCCACACCCGGCCATCCCAATACAGCCCCTCCACGTCCGGAGAAGAGACACGCGTATTCACAGACGCTTGGAGTGCAACCCACTCCGCCTCAAGCGCAGTCTGAATCCGGGCTATCACCTGAGCGTCCGTCTCCCCCACTCCCTTGACGACAACGATGCCAGAGCGGATCTGCTCCAAGACGCTGCCTTCGCGGATGGCTCTGATATCAGGATCGTTAGGATCGCCATAGGAGGAGTGGTAGGCGCCGAGCCTCATCCTCGCCCCTTCCGGCACGTCCACTCTAAGAGCAGCCGTGAGGAACTGCTCGTCTAGCTTGACGAAGATGATGCGCTTAGCTGGCATGGCCTAGCTCCACGTAAACCCCACAGGCAAGGGCACAAACTCCTGTTTCTTCACTGCCGCCACAGGAGCAGCAAACGTTAGAGCCAATGCGTCTCCGTCATCGGGAGAGTCTACATCCCGTTTCTTCATGTCCTCCTTGCTTTCCAGCCAAACTCTCTGCTTCAGATCGGGGCGAGTCCCGGGTCCGACCAAGTCAGCCTCGAGCTCGGGGTGGTCGTCGATGGCGCCGTGAAGTAGCCAGTTCTTCATGTTCATCCACATGTAGTCCCTGAAAAATCGTGCCTTCATGTCCGGGCTCTCGGCGCCGAAGTTCACCTCTTGAATGTTCCGGTGTCCCAACTGCCTCAGCCGCGCCGCCACAGGCCCAGCTATCCCTGCAGAGTCGAGAAACAGAGTGTGAACCCTCCGACCGTCATAGTCTTTGGTGAGCACTTCGGCCAGGCGAGTCACCATGACTTGAGGGTCCCTCGTGAACTCCCCCTTTACCCTGATAGAAGGGATGGAGCGACCATCCAACCCACGACGGAAGCGGACCACGTTGTCATCTGAGCCACCCCAGGCAAAATCAACGCCTGCCACCAAAGGCTCATCAGGCATCACGACGACCTTTCGCTTCTGCGCCAGTGTCACCCGCTCCTGGTCTATGAACTGCGCGTCAGAAGCCCTCGGGGGAATACCCTTGACTCGCACTCGGAAGAAGTCCGAGTCCTCCCCGTACAACTCCGCCCACTCGGCGATCTGCTCTTTGTTCGTGAGCTTCGAGGCCCGAGAGTCCACAACAGTCGGATTCCACAACTTCCGCGAGGCCCCAAAACAAGCGCGGTGGAAGTGACCTGTCGTGCGGGTGCAGTTGCCGAACAGGAAGATCATGGGCTCTCCGTCAGTCAACCCACCCTCAGCAACCTCATGCACCTTATCGGGGATGCCTGAGTCCTCATCGAAGATGTAGAACGAGGTGGAGTCGGCCGCGTGCTGACCGGCAAACGCTTCGCTGTTCTCTTCCTTGCTTGAAGCTGGGGCACAGAACCACGAGTCTTTATTGTCCTTGTGGTACATCCGCTGATCATTCACTGTGAACCAGTGAGCCGTAAGGCACATGCCGGTCCAGTGCTTGAGCGTGGCCCAGGTCTTCGTGCTGAGCTGGTTATAAGTG